GCCATAGTCATGGCTTTGCCAATCTCGAATGGCGCGGTGACGACTGTTGTAGCGGCGGTGGTTGCGACCTTGCCTGCGGTCATGCCTTGGTAGTCCTGCATCAATTTGCGTATGCCAGCAACTACCTCGTCAAACATGCCCTTTAGCTGAGTAATACCCTCGACCAATTTATTGACAACATCCTTGGCAATCTGCTTGCTCGACTCAAATATAGAGGCTAGCCCTGCTGCTTTATCTTTGGGGTCAACCACAGGCAAGAACGCCGCGGCGATCTCTTGAACGACTTCTTTGACGCCCTGAAAAGCGCCCTTAAGCGCAGAAAATGCTTTTTCTGGCTGTAATATGGCAAGCATCTGCTTGCCTATTTCTGTAAGCAGATCGTTGAAGCCTGATGACAATTGTCGTAGTTGCCCGTCAAATGACGCACCAAATGCTTCAGCGGCTGCCTTAGCCTCTGGTGAATTGCTCGCCCTGAATACTGCGCGTACTGCCGTTGCACTGCTCACCGAGCCTTGCTGCACGGCAGCCATTGCCTCCTCGACTGAGTAGGCATTGCCCGTGACTGCCTCGAGCTCCTGAGCAAGTGCTTCAAATACTTTCAGCCCGCCTCTTTGCAATGTTTTGAGCGGCCCATCAGTGGCGATGGCTGCGCCACGGATCTCAGTGATTGCGGCAGCAACTGACTGAGCACCAGCCGCTCCACCACCGAGCAGCTCGATGGCGTTGCCAGCATTGGCCAAGATAGTTGATGCGCCTGCCGTGCTGATGCCAGCAGCGGTAAATTGCTCGAACGCCTTAGCTAAATCCTCGAGCGGCACGCCACTGCTGCTGCTTATGTCGCGTAAATCCTTGATTACTTTATTGCCTGCCTCGATTGATTTGGCAGCATATTGGGCTCGTATCGTCATCGTCTCGAGAGCGCTACCCATTTTCAGGATGGATACAGCGCCTTGGATAGGCAGGCCAACGAAGAATTGGAACACGCCGCGTGCCATGTCCAGCAGGCCTTTGACATCGTTCAAAGATTTCAGGCCTAGTGACTCTGCTAAGTTTAGTTTTTTCTCGCCTAGTTTGTCTTTTTCTTTCTTGAGCGCCTCGAGCTCTTCTTTAGTTTTCTTTGCTTTGTCGCCTACATTCTTGAGATCTTTGCTGGCATCGGCAGCGCCCTTAGTCAGCTCAGAGCCCTGCCACGCCATTTGTACTGAGAGTTTGGCGATACTAGCCATATGCCTGCTCCCGTGTCATGACTTTGGCGCCGGTCTCTACCAGTGCCGTGAGTGTCGTTCGCTCTGACTCCATCTCAGCGCAGAGATCGCGAGGCAGAAAGTCCGTAATCTTAGCACCCTTGGACCATGCTGCCATCGGTGCCCATGCCGCTAGCGCATGCTGTAGGTCGCTGCGGTAGTAGCCCCAAGGATCAAGCCTTATGAGTGCGACCCACTCAGCCAGCTCTGTGCTACTCATCCGCTCCTCGATCTCGCCGACCGTCATGCCCAGATGACCAGCGAGCCGAAATAGCACCCGCCTGAGCGGGCGCTTGGCTAGTTTTTTTCCACGTCCTCAGGACGCAGGCCTACCAATTTGCAGGATGCGTCCCAGAGCCTATCGATCGTCTGCGCAGGCATGCTGCTGACGATGTCGATGTCTTTGTCTCCAAATAGGCGCGCACCCTGCTCGTCGCAGATAGTGAGCACCAGCAGACGGGCGCGGATGTTGGCATATCGTGCCGCGCCCTCATTCTCAATCTGCCATGCGTCCCACTGGTCGCGCTGGCCTGCTGTGATCTCGCGCAGGCATACATCTCCGCCCCACTCCGGCACGAAGATCGTGACGATGCGGGGCTTTGCCATTCCAATAATTGCTGCTCTGTCTAGTGGCATTATACGTTACTCTTGTCACTCAATTGCATGGTTACAGTAAACCTCAGCGCTTCATCAGTTGCGCCGATATCAGGATACCCGATCTCGCTGATGTAACCATCGTACACTGCGATTGTATCGATATTTGAGCCACCGAGATCGACGGTCACGCGAGTATGTACTCGTCCAGTGCGTCGAGCATCGAGCAGGGTGAGCAGGTTGCTGACAGTTGCGGTATCGTCGAGATACAGCGTGAATTGCACAGTGCCTGGGTCGTTGCGTACTGGCACGCGCTGCATTTTCGTGTCGCTCAGTGCGGTCACATCGGCGAACGTCGTAGATCGTGCATTAGCCGCAATACTGATCAGCCCGCTGAGAGCTGCTGTAGTGCCTGCGGTGCCACTCGTCAGAGTTGCATATGCTGCGGTCGTTCCCGGTCCTAGTACATTTGGCATGTCGAGACTCCTTTACTGGTATGTGCCGACTACGTCAATTGTAGTCAGTCGTGCTAGCTCGTCGGTCCCATCTCCCCCAAGCTCGGATTGATCCTGCGCTTCCTCGATGCGCCAGTGATGGACTGTCGTGCCGTCTACTGTCTGTCGCCCTGGTGTAGCCTCGATCTGAGCCGCAATCCACACTAGGACGCCCTGCGCACTCGATCGAGTCTCAGCCACTGCCGTCAGCGTAACACGCTCTGTGATCACCGCTGGTGTGCCCCTGAGCAGCATCTGGCGCTGAGTGCTAATGCCCTGATAGACGACGTAGGGCAGAGACGAGCCCACTGGCGCATTCTCCGGTGATATGCCACCGGGGATAGTCGTGCCGTAGTCGGTGCGCCCGACCAGGTAGGTGCGCAGGAGTTTGCCTAGGGCACTCATACATCACCACCAGTCTCAGGTTCAAGCTTGCCCTTGGAGATTAGGTCGTCAATAACAATTTGAAAATAGCTGGCCGTGATTGTTGAAACTTGGCTCTTATTGCCATCGAGAGCAGGCCTCAAAAATGGTTTGGGCGCTACTCGGACAGTCTTGCCAGTGCCCCATATTTTGGCGTTAAATCCTAGCTCTACTAGGTGCGCGTACTTGACCGGATTGGCAGTAACTGTGACGTTACGCTGAGCAGGGTAGGCCTTGCGTGGCTTATAGTAGGCAATAAATACCTCAGACTCAGACTTTCTCTTTGGCCCTACGATTGCAGTTACGATGCCCATACGGGTAGTCGTGACCTTAACGCCGATGCTCTTTTTGAGCGTTTGGGATGCACCATACATGCGCACCGTGCGATTGCCGACCTTGACCGTCTCTTTTCTGCTTGGCGCTTTGGCTCGAGCAAGCCTAGCGATCTGGCCAGCGATCTTACGTGCCGCACGCCTGCATGCCGTACGCATAGCTACGGGGAACTTGGCTAGCCGATCCATAAGCTCGCGCAATCCATTAACCTCAAAATTATCTTTAATGGCGAATGGCATCACGCACCTCCAGTCGTGGTGGTGGTCGTCGTAGGTGCTGCCGTTGTTGTCGTGCTGGTCGTGGTCGTCGTGGTCGCTGGCGCATCTGACTCGACCTGCATAGCCATGATCTTGAGGTGTTTATTTACACCATCAACGGTGCTTAATCCCACGATGTTGAGCGTGATGTCTCCGTAGATCATGCGGTGGATCGGCAACACATCGGTGCGGTATCTCATCGTGACCGTGTAGGTCGTGACTGATGACTGCATCAGAGCGCTCTGTGGCTCGCTGCCAGGAGTCGAGACAACACTGGCCCACACGGTCGCATAGGTGGCCCAAGTGCGGATAGCCTGCCCGTAGTCATCGAGCGCATCGGTCGCAGCCTGCAAGGCTACGCGACGACGCATGTCTCCTACTACGGTGCCAGCGGGCATCAGCTATACCCTCCATCGGAGTAGAGCCTGAGCACGCTATCGACTGCCAAGGGCACCTCAGATCCAAACGATCCAACTGCCTCGCGGTGCTCGTACCAATGCGCAACGAGCATCATAATTGCGAGGCGCAGGAGCTGCGGTATGCCCGTACTGGCTGAGCCATAGCCTGCGATCCAGTCGATCTCGATTGCGCCACGCTGGAGCGGGTAGGTGACCGGCCAAATGCCGCTTGGTGGCAGCACGAGCAGTGGCGGGTTGTTGTCGAGGAGAATTTCAAAATCACCAGCGGCATACGTCATCGTCTGCTGATTGCCATCACCGTCGTAGTATCGGATCCGCGGTGTGATGTATGCGATGCCGGTCACGAGATTAGCCTCAGCCTCGATCGCAGGCGACCTTGGCAGCTCGATGTCGTAGGGCCAGTTATCCATCGTCAATCGGTATGCGGTATAGATCAGGGTGCGGCTAGTGTAACGCTCTACCATGTCACGCGCCGCGCTGATCATCGCAGTGATGAGCGCATCATCATCGCTCAGGTCCACGCGCAGGTGGAGCTTCGCCTCAGCCAGTGTTACTGGCTCGGACGTGCCACGCGCGAGGATCTTGATGTTCATCGTTTCTCCACGTTTTTGCGGCGCTTATTGTCTGCGATGTCTAAAGGTGGTGGAGCCAATGCTGCTGGCTCCTGATAGGGCTCGGCGAGCCCAGCGGATACGAGCCGCTGGGCGTCATCGCCAAC